TGGTGGACAAAAGTTCAGAACATTCCACTTCACCATCACGCAGGAGATGAAGGATGAGCTTGTCAAAGAGATGGCAAAGTTTTGGGGCATTGTCGTATCTAATGCCGAGCCGCAGCCTAGTGATGTTGAGTCCACAAAGCTTATCTGGCCTGTTTCGAGTGAAGCGACGGCAACTGCTACAGGCGCGGTGGAACAAGCTTGTATTGTTCTTCAAGAGTACAAGGCACGTATCAAGCAGCTTGAGACAGAAGCGGAGAAAGTCGAGGTTGCGATACGGGAATACATGGGTTCGAAAGGTTCGCTGGTTACTGTGGATGGAAAGACGCTTGTAACGTGGCGTAACTCTAAACCTAGCAAAAAGTTTGCGTCTGATTTGTTTCAGCAAGCTATGCCAGACGTTTACCAGAAATTTGTAATTGAAATGCCCGGCAGTCGTAGATTTTTACTTAAATAAGGGGATGAGAATGAATGTATATCCAACGTCAATTCATCAGAAAGATGGATTACAACTAAGAGATTTATTTGCAGCAGAAGCTATGAAGCCTCTTATAACTATTTTTGATACTGACCCAAGTATTGACGATTCAAACCATAGAAGAATATCTGTTGCAGAAGCTGCCTATTTACAAGCAGATGAGATGATGAAAGCGAGGTCAAAATGAGCAACATAGTTCCGTATCAAGACATAGAAAAGATGGCAATAGCAGTCGCTAAGTCTGGATTGTTTAACGTCAAGACAGCAGAGGAAGCAATGGCACTAATGCTAGTAGCACAGGCAGAAGGATCACACCCTGCTATAGCTGCGCGTGACTACCATGTCATACAGGGTAGGCCAGCATTAAAAGCAGACGCAATGATGGCTAGGTTCCAGCAAGCTGGTGGCAAGGTTGAATGGACGGAGTACACAGATGATCGAGTTACTGGTGTTTTTAGTCACCCCGCTGGCGGGAGTCTTGCTATTACTTGGACTATCGAGATGGCAAAGAGCATCGGATTGGTTAAACCGGGTAGTGGATGGCATAAGTATCCTAGAGCCATGCTCAGAGCTAGAACTATCTCAGAGGGTATTCGATCCGTATATCCCGGCTGTGTCGCAGGTGTTTACACGCCAGAGGAAGTATCGGACATGGAGCCGCCAAAGCACCATCAGGAAGTCAACATGGGCAAAGCGGAAGTCGTGGTTGAGGAAATAAAGAAAGCGAAAGAAAGAAAAGAAGGTGAGATTTTTTTGCCACTGTACGTGCCGGGGATAGAGGAGCCGTTCAGCGAATCAACGGATTTAGCAGAGTGGGAGATTTCTTTTCACGACATGGTTCACAAAATAAAGGCAAGCCAAAAGCTTAGCGGTGATACCAAACGCGACAAACTAAAGATGCTTAAAGACGCAAATACCGAAGTAATAGATAAATTGGAAGCACCTGCAAAAATGAAAGTCATGGCTGCTGCAAACTCTCTGGAGGAAGTATGAAGAATCACAACGAACGTCCCGGCAAGGGAGTGTTATTCACTAACGACAAACGCAAGACAGATACACAGCCTCACCTTAAAGGTGGCTTCACTGCTGACAGAGACATTAAGGCTGGTGAGTGGGTAAAGCTTGCAGGATGGCGTAAACCTACCCCAGTAGGTGAGCTTATATCACTGGCAGTGGATAACTTCATGCCTGATCCAAACTACAAGAAACCTTCTGAGGGCAGCACAGTACGTGAGTACAGTCCTCATGATGATTCTATCCCATTTTAGCATTTTGACAACTTGTCATTTGCAAGCGTCATGACTTTGTTTTACCATTGGATATTCAATGGAGACAAACATGAAACTCAAAAAGAACGCAGTTGATATTGTTGGTCAAAGATTTGGAAAGCTTGTTGCAATAAAACCTGTTGGAAGGCAATCAGGAAAAATTGTTTGGGAGTTTTTGTGTGATTGTGGAAACACCGCTCAATACATGTCTTGGATGCCTCGCACTGGATCTGTTGTTTCTTGTGGTTGTTGGCGAAAAAGAAGGGATGGTCTTGCTACAACTAGGGCTTACCAAATTTGGAAAAAGATGATTAAACGATGTGATAAAGCAAATGACAAAGATTATCCAAACTACGGTGGCAGGGGTATTCGAGTATGTGAAAGATGGAAGTTTTTTGAAAACTTTTATGAAGACATGGGGGAAGCGCCAAAAAATACAACTCTTGATCGTATTAATAATGCTGAAGGGTACTCAAAGGAAAACTGCCGATGGGTATTAAATAAAACCCAACAGAACAACAAGAGAACCAATGTCAACATTACTTACCTAGGAATCACATTAACGATTTCTGAGTGGGCCGAAAAACTTAACATTGGATATTCAACATTATGGAGAAGGCTGAAAAGAAACCTGCCGCTAGAAAAAGCTCTAGTACCTCACCGACTCAACGGTCACTCAAGTATTTGCGGGAACAAGGGTATCACTGTGAGGTAGTTGAAAGATGGAATCCGTGGACAAAACAAAGGCGCGATCTTTGGACATGGTGCGACATTCTTGCTATCCGCAAGGATGAAGTTCTGGCGGTACAGGTAACGGCCTCTGCTGTTGCTGACCGCATAAAGAAAATTCAAGATTCAACCACGGTTGCGCTAGTCAGAGATGCTGGCATCAAAATTCATGTGCATGGCTGGCGTAAGAACAGTAAAGGCAGATACGTGATTAGAGTGGAGGATATATCGTGAATGCTGCAAATTTTGATAAATCTGAACGGTTGCAGAAAGTAGCAAATCTTTTGGGGCGGGGAGGGGAATACACAACCCTAGACATTATCCGGGAGTGTGTGCAGTTAATAGCATTATTTCAGAACTCAGAGCTAACGGTTACAGCATTGACTGTCAGCGCAGGGCAGACAAATGGTTTTATAGGATGAACAAATGAAGCCAATTACTAAAGAACGAATAGAGGCAAAGGTTGAGCGAATACCAGAAGGCGGTTGTTGGATTTGGATGGGCGCAACACAGGTGCGTGGTTATGGAGAAATCATCTCTAATAACAGAAAGTATTTAGCGCACAGGGCGAGCTATGAAGCATTCATTGGTGAGATACCAAAAGGTATGCACGTTTGTCATGCTTGTGACAATGTTTATTGCGTCAATCCAGCACATCTTTTTTTAGGCACTCAAAAACAAAACCTTCAGGACATGGCTAAGAAAGGCAGAAGCACGATTGGAGAACGAAATCCAAGAGCCAAACTTAATGAGATGCAAGTTAAAAACATTAAATACTCTCTATCTCTTGGAACAAGTATTTCTCTTATAGCAAAACAACATAACGTAACAAGCGGCGCAATCAATTTAATCAAACAAGGAAAACGGTGGATTCATGTCAACTAAAATACTAATAGCCAGCCCAATGTACGGAGGCCAGTGTTACGGCTTCTACGCTCAGAGCTTGCTACATCTTAATAATCTTTTACGAGATAACAATATAGAAAGCATGATGTCATTCATGTTTAACGAGAGCTTGATTACTCGCGGCAGGAATGCACTAGCGCATGGCTTTATGAAGACAGATTGCACACATCTATTCTTTATTGATGCAGACATACAGTTCCATGCTCCTGATGTTCTGCAAATGATTGAAGAAGACAAGGATGTAATCTGCGGAATCTATCCCAAAAAAGAAATTGATTGGAATGGTATTAAGAATGCAGTAGATGCTGGAGTACCTGTAGAACATCTGAAATACTTTACGGGTGCTTTTGTGGTCAACCTTAAAAATTATGAAGGTTCTGCCACTGTGCCTGTTGATAAGCCCGTAGAGATATGGAATGGCGGCACTGGATTCATGTTGATTAAACGTGAAGTGTTTGAAAAGCTAAAGCCGCTAGTGCCGTGGTACGTCAACGATGTTCTTGATCTGTCTGGAAACATGGGAGCAGAACAAATCAGCCAGTATTTTACTGAAAGTATAGAGCCAGAAACTAAACGACTTCTGTCTGAAGACTATCATTTCTGTAAGACATGGCGTGATAACGGTGGTGAGATATGGGGAGCACCGTGGGCAGGTCTGACGCATATAGGAACCTACGCATTCGATGGCAAACTACTACCAGCACCATAAGGAGATAACATGATTGAAGGTACACCCACACAAAGACCATTCTTTGCTTTGTTCGATCACATTATGGAAAAGCATAATCTAAAGAACGATGCGAGACTTTATGAATTCTTTGATAAAAAGATGAGTAGGCCAGACATATCTAAGTTTCGTCATCGCAGAAAGAAAATGGGAGCTGGTCACATTCTATTGATACATGAGAAATTAGGTATGCCTGTTGCTGACATACGTAGTTTTTTAGAGCAGGAGTAACTATGGAAGTCTTCACCATCATTACGTTTATTGGTGGCTTCCTAGTTGGGGCTGGTATTGCTACAGCAGTTATCTTCGGCTTTTTCTTTTGGCTGTTTTCGCGGAGCGAATAAATGACTGAGCCGTGGGGGCGCCTTTGCTCCCCGGCT